AATGTTTTCATTGGGGGAAACTTTACCAATAAACAGACGTTTAGCATCGCTAGCAAAACCAAACTCAGCCTCATCAAGCTGTGGTAAGTCAACGATGTTTCCCGAACGTTGTTGGATTTTTGAGATTTGTACTATAGCCATAAGTGTATTCTTTTAAAAGATTTACACTTATTTATCAAAAATCTTTAGATGAACTGCATGTAATATTGTTCGACACGTTTAAACCACATGTCAGTGTACTTGGCGAATTCCGCGCCCTCGATGATGAATTCTTGATACATGCAATTGGGATCACACATAAAAATAACACCCTTTTGAATCTTTGTACCATGTACTTCATTGTGTGCATTAGCATAGGCTGCTAACTGAACAAAGTAATCATCGATCCACTCACGCTTTTTGGGCTTGTTTGTTTGCTTATGGTCCATGATAGCTTCTGCACCATCATGAATTCCACACAAGTCAGTAGTACCTGCATAAATCTTAGGAAAGTATAAAGGAACTTCTGTGCCCCAATACTCACTGCACTTATCCATACCCTGAATGATAATAGAGCGGGCCATGTTATTGCTCTGAATTGAATATGGATTAGAGCCAGGATCTCCAATAATGCCTGTCTTTACATAATCTTCAAGCCATTTGTGCATACGAGTGCCTCTACCCGCAGCCTCAGTGGTTATTTCTTGTGCTTTTTGAAAGCCTACACGTTTACGCCAATTCTGAAGTGCTTGTTTGGATTCTTCTGATTTAGTTGCGTCTAGGATAGTAGTGACACTGGGAAGCTTTTCTCCATCGGGAGTAGCATATCTTCTTCCCTCTGAAGTATCAATCCTCTTTATTTTTACATAATTAAATTTGTTAGGTATATACATTATTTTCCCAAACGCTAGTATCAATTGTACCGGTCATATCTTTATTATTAAATTCACGTAATTTTAAATATGTACCTTCAACCGGTGTAATAGAACCGTAAGTAGAAAGTATAGACTCATATAAATGATCGGCTGTTATGGTCATTGCTTCATGCCCGTCATGCCCGCATGGTAATCTTTCAAGCTGCCCGGTAATTTTATACATGGGATAAATTGTATTAGTAGAACTTTGTAAGTAATCTACTATATTTTTATATTTTTCTATTATAGGATCAGTTTCTTGATTCTCATAGTCTGCAAAAAATGTAGCTAAGTTAGGAATATTTTTTGATTTAAACAATGCATCTAATGACAACTGATACAACATTGTTCTTCTAAGAAAATCTTCTTCACTCCAGTTATCTAACAATGCAGCCTCATAAAAATTTTGAGGTCTTTTATTAGGAAACGCTAATGTAACATAACCTTGAGGCATGTTTTTATTGTAATAGTGTCTACACCAGGCTTCTCGTCTCCATGGTTGAGACCATCCTACGATGTATAGGGGTTTACTGTTGTTTAGTAGATCGTCAAAATAGTATTCATAGATGCGTCTATGAATTGTATCATTCCCGCTACCAGGAACTGCTAAGTTGACTACCGGAACATTTAATTTTTTAGCTAATAATGCTGGCCAACCTTGAGTCGAGGGATCTTCTAAACCTTGACAGTATGTCCAACTACAGCCATTGACGACTAAGTGAGTTATTTCCATTATATCCTAAAGCTTTCTCCGCACCCACAACGATCACGTTCATTTGGATTTCTGAATTCAAAGCCTTCATTTAATCCGTTTTTAGCATAATCAACTATCATGCCCTGAACATATGGACTGCTTTTGGGGTCTATGTATATAGCGCACCCATCGCATTCCACTTTTAAATCATTGTCTAATGGTGAATCGACAAACTCTAGTACGTATGCAAGCCCTGAACATCCGGTGGTTTTTACACCAATCCGTATTCCCGAACCTTTTCCTCTTCTTTGTATTTGCTGTGTTATCTTTTTAATTGCAGATGGCGTTGCAGTGATCATTGTTGACCAGTGGCTTTTTTGGCCATGCCCGCGACAATATTTTTGCTCTCATCTTCAGGAGGTGCTTCGGGAGTACCAAATCCTTTGAAAACAATTTTGTCACCCTGAATATTAGAGATAAGATTTTTTAATGGGAGTTGTTTAATCATATCGTACAAGTCTGTCTTGTCTATTATGATATCATATTTTTTAAGATATTGCAAGAAATCGGGAACCGACATATTAGGATCGGCACTACCTTTTTCTAAATCTGTTTTAAACTGGTCACCTACGGCTACTAGTTTAGTAACCATAGGGTCCGGACCAGCGAACTCATATAGGCGCATTCTTATCTCTTAGAACGACCTACTGCGCCAAGCGCATCTGCCTCTGGTTCTTCCATATCGGAATCAGCACCTAGGTCAGCATCCATATCAGCGCCTAGGCCAGCATCCATGCCTGCATCCATGCCAGCCATCTCATCATCCATACCTGCGTCTAGACCAGCATCGCCTGCTAGAGGATCATTAAATCCGCCACCTTGGCCAGTAATGCTGTCACGTGCAGATTTCAATGCAGAGAAAGCTTCTTTCAATGCACCGCTCAATGTATCTAATTGACCAGAAACTTGATCGTTATACGATTGTGCTTCGTTAACACCAATCTCAGATTCAATAGAATCAACAAGTGCTGGTAGTTCTTTGACTTGCATTTGACCAATACTTTCTAGCATTTTCTGTACGCTATCAACTAGGTCTTGTGCTGCCAAAACAACTTGTGACTTGTCTACTTCTTCATTCTCTACAACGATGCGGGTTCTTGGTTGATCCAAAAGTTCGTTGTAACGCTGAACTAATGCTTGCTCCATAAATACAAGTTTCATGTAGCTAGGGCTAGTCTGATTTTTGTGGAAGTCAGTAGACTCTTTGGCCTCAGTTGCCAAAGTGCGGACTTTTTGTAGCATTTTCTGCGTGTCGTTTTTTGTCATGCCTGATACATCAAAGGACATTTGATAGTTCTCTGATAGTGCTTTAGGTGCATAAGCTTTTTTGTCAAAATCGGTTAATTTCATAGTTGTATTCCAAACGTTATAATATATTTATCTTTTTGCTACAAACTTTCTAGTTTGCCACTTCTTAGACTCATTCATAAATGAGGTCATTTCTTGTATCATTAGTTTTCTTTTAGCTTGTTCTTCACTTAATTTAGCAATATAAATTAATTGACTTTCTGTGTTGGTCGTTTTTTTGATAAGATTTTTATGTACCTCAATACTGACCTCAGTTCCTGCTATCATATTGTCTAGATATTCGATTCTTCTAGCCTGTGAAAATTTTGTTCTATTTTCAAAAATACACCAAGTCAGAGCATTTTTCAATGATGAAAAAAGTTTAATATCTGAATTGTATTTTAGGTGTACCTCATAGCCAATTTTGACCTGTTGTACTTTATATCGATTAAAGAATTCGTAACTGCCGTCAGTGTTTTGCACCATTGCAATATTGGACATACTTTGTAAAAATTCTTTAGTCAAAAATTGACTAATTTTATTAAGCATTATATCATTCATGTTCTACAGTAAAATATATGTTTTTTAGTTCTTCACTAGTGTCTAAGAAACTAGGAAGTTTACTCCACTCGCTACCGCACAATATCATCGGAACACCACTACAATCATTGTACAGTGCTCCCAATTCAGAAATACCATCGTTGAATACACTATGATGATGTATATCAAACGAGAATTTCCAACACGGATATAACTCATTTTCTAATTGCTGAAACAGAAATCCAAAATTTTCAAACTCATCAAATTTTATATCAGTCCGTTTGGGCATAGCTATTACCTCAGGCTGTGATCTAAGAGAAATTACTTGTAAAATAGTGTCAAAGTTAGCTTGTGTATTCCTTTTGCGTGTCCAATCTGTCATGTCCTGATCCACACCGGGTCTAGAACGATTAAGGACACCGGTCTGTGTAATATCAAACAGGGTATAACATGTAATTCGAAAACTCATACAAATATTTATGAGGTAAAAAAACCCGAGAATAATTCTCGGGTTCTTGTACTAATCTAAAAATTAGTTAGTAAATGTAGCAGAAGCTGTAACAGCAACGTTAGCACTTGTCCAAGCCGCTGTTAAAGCAGTGTCAAGTGTAGCAGTTGTCCATGCGCCAACTGGGTAAATAGCGATTGCTAATGTGTCATCTGTAGCGTTTGTGTACTCATAGATGTGCATAGTAGCTAATTGCTCAACAGTTTGAAACACTGTAGCGATGTTGTCAGCAACCTGTGAACCGTTACCAGTAATCGTGAAGAAGTCTAGCTTAGGACCTTGAGGCTGAACTGTAGCCGCAGAAGTTAAAGCATTGACGCCAGAGTTTGTGTACGCTGGGCTATCGTAGTTGATTAGGGGTAGAAAGTCACCGTTAACTCTTGTAAATTGTGCCATGATAAATATCCTTTAAAAAATTTGAATCTTACTGATTCATGTATGTATTTATGCCTAGCACAAAAAAATATCGGTTTTGGCTTATCTTCCGGCGAGATTTTGACGAGAAAATCCCATACGATCTACGAATTTTAATCCGTGACTGACGAAACCCTCTTGTGTTTGTGTACCATCGTTCAAGTAACCTTTGACAGGGCTTGATTCTGCTGCCTTGTTTAACTGGTCTACGATAGACATTTTTAAGTTGTATAGAGCTACCCAAATTTCAAATGCACCCTGAACTCCGGCTGCGTTTTGTTCTAAGTGATTGTCTATCTTTGCTCTCATTGAATCTGTCATTG